ACATCATCCGTTTCTTCTTTCAACCGATAGAATGGATAAACCAACTCTTGGTCTTGAAAGTTTTCCCATGTAATAATCAATGCTTTCATAATTAATCTCCTAATAATTTTCTTTTAAGTTTTACTGTTTTGGTATCATTCAGTTCATCTACTGCCTTCTGACCAAACCTTTCTTTCATCAGTTCCAAATACTTAGGACTTTGGTGGTAGGTGTCCCATGCTTTATCTCTAAATGCCAATATTTCTGCCGCACTTAGGTGGTCATTTGCTAAGTTCAATGTTTCATAAGAATGTTGACTGTACCCTGCATAGGTATCTGGCAATTTAATATTAAACAAACGAGCCTGATTGTGTAATGGACTTCCTGGGTAAGCCATTGCAGAGTAGAAGTTAGCCATTTCTGTTGGATTTTCCATAGCAAAATCTAGTGTTGCTTGCATAGATTTGTGTGTATCATATGGCAAACCAAAAATGTAATTACCACCTACATTAATACCTGCATCACGAATCATACGAATCAAATCCAATACTTTTACTTCCTGAAAACCTTCTTTGTGAATTTCTTTACGCAAATCATTGTTTGGGTTTTCAATGCCAAGTCCTAACCATTTCACGCCTGCTTTAGATAACTTGTCCAAATACTTAGGTTTACAGGTATCAACACGGGAATAAGCCCAAATATTAAAGTTATACCCTCGTTGAATAATTAAATCACAAATAGCTTCAAAGTGCCTTGGGTTCAATACAAACAATTCATCGGCAATTTTTACATTGCGAACACCTTGTGATGCGATATAATCAAATTGTTTTATGATAAATTCAGGTGACCACCAACGAAAGATATTACTATCGGCCGATGATACATTTGTTCCTTGTTTTGTTCTGTTGATAATATTAATCATACAGAAAGAACATTTATAAGGACAACCTAAACTTGTATAGAGTGCGGCGAATGGTTGTTTCTCTGTGTTATTTGACCAAGAGTGCCAACCTGCGGTACGATACTTTGAAAGAGAAGGCAATAAGTCCCATGCCATACCAGGTAAATCTGTTTCAAGCATATCTTTTGGCACAACAGGTGAAGATGCATTAAATACAATATTGTTTTCTGAATTTCTGAACACCAAACCATCAACTTTCTTCAGATAGAAATCTTCAAATGATGGCACCTCTAGTAGATTATGAATTGTGTAAACACCTTCATTTTGGCATACTGCGTTAATGTAAGGTTCTTTTTTAAGTGTTTCTTCTGGCAATGCTGCAACATGACCACCAACAAATAATATAAATGTGTTTGGTTCCAAATTACGAAACTCTGCGGCCGTTGCTGTTGCGCCTTCCATGTTTTGAGATGATGCAGAAGGTTGTTGACCATATACAACAAAACAAACAATCTTTGCTTTATATTCCGTAATGCGTTTAGCAGAAGATAAGTAATCTAACTGCTCTACTTCTGTATCTAAAATTTCGGTACTATAACCTTTAGAACGAACACTATTTGCCAACATGGCCGCCCAAATTGGTGGTTCAATAGCAGAATTTTTGTTTGCTAATCCTTGATAGATTTTTTTAGATGCATTAGGGTGAACAAATAATATATCAATCATAATTTTTTCCAATCAGTTGTGACCAATCATTTATGTTTAAAGAATCTACACATATCACATTTGTTAAATCTTTTACCGCTTCAAAGTTTTTTGGACTATCATCATAGAAAACAATTCTATCATCTAGCGTACTAATATACTGTGCTTTATTGTAAGTTTTATATTCTAATACATGAGCACCATTAAAGAAACGAAAAATACCAAAAAGTTCCATTGCTCTTACAGACGGTTGTTTTGCTGGTGCCATACCAAAATAAGCACCAACAGATATAAAACCTAGTTGATGACCTTCTTTTCGTAGGTGTATTAGGTATTCTCTAACACCTTTGCGTAATTTGCATGTAGCAAATACATCATCGGTTAATATATCACCGTTGATATGGTATGGCGGTATTAGTTGTTTTGCCCATATAGGATTACCATGCTTATCAAAAGTGTCCCATATTGTAAGGTCTAAATCAAAAAGATAAATCATTTATTCACATATATCATCGATGTATTAGGTTCAAATTCGAAGGCTGTTGCTAAACGATGTAGTGTTTTACCATCAATTACATCTCCTGGCCAAACCACTTTTTCGTTTTTTACGGTAATTATACCACCTTTAGTAACGATAAACAGTTCTTCTTCTTTCTTATTTAGCAGTTGTTCCTTGTGAGTAATCAAAAGATGTTTTACTGTACAATCACGAATCGTATATTCTTTTGGTAATTCAGAAGCTTCTTCAATCCAAAAACAAGATTCATCTTTAGGTAAGTGAGCGTTCTTACCTTCATACTCGGTACCTGCTCGGCCATATGCATCATCTAACCTCACCAAATCATGTTTATCTTCAGGCGTTTCTATTTCAAAGATAAAACTATTCGTGATTGCTCGTGTAGAATGAAATCTAGAACGAAAGATGTGAATTTTATCCAAACCTTCTAGATGCATTGAGTTACGCAAAAAAGATAACTCTGCTTTACCTTCTAGTACCACAAATCCTGTGTTCTTATTAGGGTGACAATGCATGGAGGTTTGCTTGTCTTTTTCAATGTAGAGATACCAGATAGCAACTTCTTCATTACGATAACAAAGATACTCTGAACCCCACGGCTTTCTCACAATAACATCAGTATAGTCCATTAATGTAATCTCTTATTTTTTTTCTCTTTAATTAATTCTAGTAATTCATCAACATTAAAATCTTTTGTTTCACTTGTTTCTTCCTCATCATCTTCTCCATCTTCTTCATCACCGTCTTCCGATTCTGTAATGAAGTCAACTTCATCCATTCTTTTTTGAGCTTCCATTACAACTTCACCATAGTGTTGTATAGCTGATTCTTTTGGATCAATAATAGTAAGTATATCTGAGGTATAAAGTACCGCTTGATTATTTTCAATGATTTCAATTGGCAACCAAGGCATCATCATCATTACTGTTTGACCAGTAGTAGGTATTCTTTTAAATATAACTTGCATTGGGTCATGTAGTATGGCAGTTTCTTTATCTTCTGATTCAATAAAGTTAGCTATAATATCTTCGCCGCCATGTAGACGGATAATTTTAATATTATTGTTGTTGGTTGTTTCCATCTTTAAGCTCTATGTTATAAAATTTGTATTTGAATTTTTCTTCATCGTATATTTTTACTCTCTCTATAAAATGTTTGAGAGTATAATTTGTAAATTTACCTACACGAAAATCATCAGCTATATCAAACAATGTTGCTTCTGTTTTGTTATCACCTTTTCTTAACCCACGACCTATTGACTGAAGATTACGGATGCGGGATTTGGATGGTGAGGCAAATATGATATTATGAAGGTTACGGATGTTAACACCAGTACTAAAAGTACCGTATGAAGCAACAATAATAGCATCACTTTCTTTTTCAGTAATCGAGCGAACAGATTCCCGTATTTCAACATCTGTGCCGCCAAATACAAAGAACACATGACGCTTACTTGTTGCAGTTTTGATAATATTGTGTAAATCTTTTCCATGTTTCTCCACAAATTGGAATAAAATAAGTGTATTTCCTTCTAACGACAATGCCAAATTTTTAATAAATTCATTTCGAGCTTTATTCTGAACAATATAATCAATCTCTGTATTGTAATCCCAATCACGAGCCATTTTACAGATAGGTTCAGGATACTTTAATACAAGGCACTTAATAAAGAATTCTGCTAGATGCCCTTTCTCAATCAACTCTGAAGTGGTTGTGGCCTTATAAACTGGACCAAACAAACCTTCTAATACTAGGCGATGTGTTTGTGTACCATCTAGTGTACCTGTGGTGCCTATTCTATATTTAGCGTTAGTGCAACCAGATAGTATCGTAGTAAGTGATTTGGCCTTAAACTGGTGTGCTTCGTCACCCATCACATAATCAAACTGTTCAAAGTAATCTTTTTCATTCTTATAGATTGATTGCCATGTGGTGATAGTAAGAAACTTGTTTGTGTGTTTCTCTTTACCAGAGTATTGACGATGGCAGTATTGGTCTGAATCATAACCATAAGAAGCAAAGTCACTATACATTTGTTCTACTAATGATGTAGTAGGAACAATTAACAACCCTCTTTTAAAATCTGCTTCTTGTAACCAACGAACAATCAAATAAATGATAAGAGATTTACCTGATGCAGTTGGTGATAGAATGAGTTGGCGTTTATTGCGTACAGCCTGTAGAAAACATTTCCATTGATACTCACGCAATTCATGTGGCAGTTTTAGCGTTTCTATAAACTCTAATGCCTCAACACCTGAGAATTCTTGTGTAAGCTTGATAGCATCGGCTATCTCTAAACTATAATCTCTTTCGGCACAAAATTTTTCTATGTATGGAATTAGACCATGATATATGGTAAATGTGCGTAAATCCGCCAGGCGAATCTTTCCATCCCATACACGGCTTTTATATGCAGGTGTAAATTGGTAATTTGGTACAAAGAATGTAAAGTAGTCTGACAGTTCTTGTGCTATACTTCTTTCACATTCAAACTGTATAAACGCTTCATTCTTTTTGGTTAATAATAAATCAGACACCTTGTATAAACTTTTCCCAGTCAATAAATGATCTAAGTTGATATGTCCTACTATTTAGCTCTTTCAAAATAGACTGGCATATCTCAACAACTTCTTCGTGTATGGCCTTCTTCGCCATATACTTGTTTAAATCTTCATCACTCTCCAAATATGTAGACAAGTCAGATTTGATGACAAATGGAAATGGTTCCCATCCATGTTTCTCTAATGCCTCATCATCTAACTTACCTGTGTAATACTCCCACTTAATCTTTTTCCATTTATTATAATTGAATTCTGCTTGCTTGGCAAGCATACGATGTTGAGATAAAACATTTAGGTATTTACTATGAAGTTTGGGTATATCTAACAATGCCTTACCTGGTTCGGTACGGTCAATATCGGAATCTTTCCGCCATTCTTCTAACACTTCATCCAGATTTTTCATGTCAATAAACCTCCTGTTATAGGAGTATAACAAAAAACGGTTAGAATGTCAAGCTGTTTTAGAACAATTTTTCAACATCATAATAACTATACCGAAATGTGGCATCGGCAGTTAATATGGTATCAGGCCCATCTTGAGCGTTCATTATGAAGGTTGAAAGTGTTGTTGGGAATACTTCGTAAAATTTAAAACGGTAGTATTCTTTATTTGAGGAAGAAAACAATGTCAAAGAGGCATCACTAAATTGTGGAAATCTATTGTTAATATCATTTTTTGTTGACTGATATTTGTTTAGTTTAGATAAGTTTCTGTACTCTCTAAACTCCACAGGGAAAGTCATCGCACGAATCCAATCGTGTATTTCTAACCAACCTTTTAGTTCTTCATCAATGATGAATGTGACATTTAATAAATCATAAATGGCCTTTTCGCCTGGAGAATATATGTCAACAAATGGGTTTGTAATTACAGCTTCAGATAAAGACAGACCTGGCACGGTAACATTTTGGCAAAAGTATTGCATATTTGGTACACGACCAAATGTCAATAAAAACTTATTAGGTTGTAATGGATTAGGATTACTTGGGTTGCGTGTAAGTGCGGTCATAAAGTTTTCTTAATATGCAGACCAATATCAATTATTTTTTCTTTTTCAATCATAAGGATGATGCGGTTTGTTAAAGTTATTTCTTGTTGAATAAAAGTCATCTTCAATTGGAGTTCTTTTAATTGGTGATTATAGAAATCCAATTCTTTTAGTTTTCGTGCCCTTATATCGAGCAAGTCAGACATTACTATAATATCGGTCATAAGGTTATTTATGTATAAAAAAAGACCCGCTTTTTAGGGCGGGTCTTTAAGTTAATGAGAGTGTCTTTTTATTATTATTATTGTGACACTCTAAACAGATTACATTAGGTTAGCAATCTGGAATGCACGGTAGTAGAAGTTGGACTGTGCTGTCAAAGCGCCTGAACCAACATTTGTACCTTCTGCAAACGGATTAGCAACTAGACCGTAACGAGTCTTGAAGCCAATTTTTGGTTGGAAAGTACCTGTATCTACTGCACGAACCATTTGCAGCGGAACATATGGGCAGTAGAAAATACCTGCGTCATATGCATTAGATCCTTTGTAACCAAGAACAGCAAACTCGGAAGTTGAGGATGTTGGAGCATACGGATCGATATACACTTTGATACGACCAAACAGAGTACCAGCAAATGTATTGCCAGTATCATCAACTGTCAGGTTAACTTGACCTTGCAGAGCAGATTGATAGTCGAGGATGCCAGCCATTGCAAGAGCAGAAGCAACATCAGACGAGCAAATCATAACATTACCTTTACCTCTACGAGTCGTTTTAGCAATTGTATTAGCTTCACGCTCGAGTTGGAAAGCAAGACCTTTAACTTTTTCAACCATCCAACGACCGTTTGAATCGGTGTCGAGGTCAAATTTACCAGCAGTAGTAGTACCTACTTGGCAACCAATCTTAGCTACGCCGTAGATTGTACGGATAACTTCACGATTGATTTCAGCAAGAATTTCTGTAGACAGAATGTTTGCGAGTTCGGTTTCTGCATCGAGACCATGAACTGCTTTCAGGTCTTGTGCAAGTTCCATCGAGTATTCTGCTTTGAGAGCACGGGTCTTTGCAGTAACCGTAACTTTCTCAATCGAGAATGCCATTTCTTGGAATGTGTTAGCAGCTTGGCCATCACC